CATTTTACCTATATCTGTTGCCGAATAAGTAATTTCTTTAGCTTCTTCCATTGGTAGTAACGGTACACCACTTAAAGCCTCTGCTGCTTTCTGCTGGCAGATATGCTTATATTCTGGGATGTCAGTTTTTTCGGCAATAGTAAGCCATAATTTAGACTGCCTACTTTTAGCATTCAGCAGCATAGCTTCTACACGTTGCTGTTGAATTGCAGTTTGCTGCTTTGGTGCAATATATTTGCCAGTTTTGCGAATAGAAGGAATTACCTCAGCAACAACCCATTCCTGAAAATCTTCAGCAGCTGGCAATTTTGAACGAAGGACTAATAAGTATAATCCAGCTTCGTCGATTAATGTTGTTTTAGTAACCACATTCCCATTTTGGGAATGTGGTATCATTTCTTGCTTCTTGTGACAATCTTTGACGTGGGCAATAACAGCCTTGCTTGGATTGCTGTACCCCAACACTTCTGCAACATCTTTACCCACAAACCAAGGTTCATTATTTCTTTCAATTACTCTAACTTTACCAAAAGTTTTATTTTCGAATACTTGCAAATTCATACTAAAATGCTCCTTTCACTTGAAAGAAAGCCCTCTTTATGATAGACTAGTTTACAGAGGACAATCTCTGACTATGGACTGATTTATTAGCTTGGTAGGCGTTAATCAGTCCATTTTTTCTTTTTTCAACAAAAAATCAACATCAACATTTAAAGCTTTAGCAATTACTCCTACAGTTTTAGGTCGCAAAATTATTTTTTCTTTGGTTAATTTAGAAATAACAGAACCTCCAATTTTGCTTTTCTCTTTTAAATCTAATAAACTGTAACAATTTCTCGCTAAAGCTAATTCCAATTTACTTTTTTCTACTTCCAAATTTTCCCTCCTTTCGGATTTTTATCATATCTTTTCCCGTTTTATGGGTCGAATTTATATTATCATAAATTTACAATTAAAGTCAACCCATTTTTTGGGTTTTTATTTCCATTTTATTGCTTTTTTTCCCTTTTTATGGTTTACTTTATTTGTAGGAGGTGATTAAGATGTTTTTTTTCTTTTCTGATAATGATATAGCAGCACAAAGAATGCGCCAACGACGTAAAGACTTAAACCTATCTTTAGCAGAATTAAGTGATTTGACTGGTATTAGTAAATCATCTTTACAGCGTTATGAAACAAATTCAGGAAACATGAAGCAGTCTGCTGTTGTAAAAATATCTAAAGCATTGGATATAACTCCTATGTATCTATTAGGTCTAGAAAATATAGAAGTTCCAACTGAAGAACTAACTTTGATTAATGATTTAGTATCAGGAAGTGGTTATAAAATTGAATATAATAATATCCGTGATCAGTTTGATATTTACTTTGACAATAAAATAGTTGGTCAATTAACTCCATCTGATCTTCATATCTTAAAAGACAAATTAATCTCTTACGCAAAATTTTCAATTCAAGAATTATTGTAATCTTATATTTTATATAAAATTTCTTAGCATCAAAATTTTCTATTACTAAAATACTATATTGATAGATCAGTTGAATATCGTCTGTAACGAAGAATGCAAAAGATTTTGGCAAAATTTTTGCGGCATATAAAAAATAATAGTGAATAAAAAAGCACTCCTTGAGGAGTGCTTTTTTATTATATATATCCTTTGCTTCTTAACGCAAAAACAACATCAATTTGATTATTATATTTTTTTCCTTTATTCATTTTAACTATCCAAAATTCCTTAGGAGACATATTATTGATTTCTGCTTCTTCTATTTCATCCATATTATCTAATATATTCAGCGCCTCCCTAGCATAACTTGCATTCTTACCATTTTTACAATTGGCACCAACTAAATATAAAAAAACATTTCTAGGGCATCCTTTCGCAATACTGCTCGGCTTCCCTTCAAATATCTTTTCCACTGCAATTTGCCACGCTTCTCTCGCCAGTATTCCCTCATTTTTCACCAGTTCAAAAGCCATAATCGCACTCTGTCCATAACCTTTATATTTCATTTTAACACCTCATAAAATATTATGAGGTTATTATAACATACTTTTCTATCTCCTCACCTAATTTATCTCCACAGTTTCTCCTCTAATAGTAACACTGCCACCTGCTGAAATATCAATATCACCTGTAGCGTTTACAGTTAAACTTCCGGATTTACGATCATGCTTTATAACAGTACCATCACCAAATTTTACAGCCCTTATATCAGCACTTTGCTCCTGCGGTTCATCTTCTGTTGAAAAAAATGAGCCAATAATAAAACCCTCATTTAGTCCCTGTCCGCTTTTATTTGGCAGCATTAAGCATAGGACTTGCTCATCAATATCAGGTATCCAGTAATCCTTATCAACCATGCTTCCGCGATTTACAATCATCAAATTACCAGATACCAAATCGTCTTTATCAGAAAAAGCTACTCTTGCAGTATTTGTATTGACGTCAATAGAAGATACCCTCCCGATACGAATTATATTTTTTATAAAATTAGTATCCATTTAAACACCTTCTTACATCGATATTTGTCGTATAACCGCTACCAATATCATGTGATGCTCTGGTTATCAAGTACTTATCATCAAAAGCTCCAAATCCTAATAAATTAACTGTAACCCCAGATAATAAGACAAAGTTTCCCAACATATTTAAAGATCCAGTAACTTCGTCTTTATTTTTTTCGCGCAACCGTTTTTTTGCTAAATTTAATGCTTCCGCAACACTTTCAACTTGTTCATTTACCTGCAGTGTTTTTCCCTTTTTACCAGCAACAGTATAAGTTGCCTCAATATTAGATTTTGAACTTCCCTGCTGATAACTAACTCTGCAGGCAGCATAAATATCTCTAATTTTAGTACGCAAACTGTAGCCAGTACCAACAAACAAATATTTCATTCCAGACTCTTTTTTATAAACGGTACCTGGTTTTACTATTGTTATCTTTGCTTTTTCCGCTTCATATTTTGCTTCATCAAAAACAATGATTTTTTTATCACTTATTTTCAATGCCAGACCTTTATCCTTACAAATTGCATACAAAAAAGATAAATCAGACTGTTCTGTCTGTTCGACTCTATCCAATACCGGATTTTCTTCCGTGTCCCAAAACAATGACATTCCTGCAGCTGAAGCTATATCATTAGCGATTACCTGCAGCTTTGCCTTTTCCCAACTCCGGCTACGTTCAGTACCTCTAAGAGTATTATTATCAGGCACGGAAACTGCTTTTATTTGTACTTCTGATGGATAGCCGCTGCTTGTTATTTCATCGATTTCAAACAATCCCAAACGCAAACTTTGTGGTAACGCCGACAAAGTTTGCCAATATTTTTGCTGCAGCATTACATCTAGAAGTGCTCCTTTTTCCGGAATCCATGTCGATTGCCAAAGACCTGCCTTGTCTTCCAGTGTTATCTGCAAATCATCGGCTTCTCCCGATAGATTATCGGTATAGCTGATGATTTTTAGATATTTACTGATATCAACTGAGATATCTTTATTATTATATTTTATGATCACCGATATTCTACGTGCTTCCATTTAACGCCTCCACGGCGGCAGCAAGTTGGTCGGAGTAGGCTTTTCATAATCCGGCACATCCAAAATAATACCTGCCGGAAAAACAACTATGTCAGCATATTGCTGATTTGTTTCCAGCAGCGCGTTTACGCCACTTTCATCGTCATATAACTTTTTTGCTATGCCATCCCACATATCGCCCTGGATTGTGTAATAGGTTTTAGCCATACGAAAGCCTCCTGTTCTGATTCTGCACTTCTGCCAACATTGCTTTAAATTCACGCATTTTTTGATCTAACAAAGTTGAAATTTCAGCAGTATCGGTAT